ACAAGGCCTTCTTCACCGACTGCATCATCCCCGAGGCCCGGCGGATCGCGGGGGCTATCAACGAGCAGTTGATGCCGATGTTCGGCGGTGACCTCGAACTCGTCTTCGACTTCTCGAAGATCCCGGCCCTTCAAGAGGACCAGACCGAGATCACGGACCAGATGACTAAGCTTTACGCGATGGGGGTCCCCCTGAACAAGCTTCTTGAGGTCTACCGTCCGGACCTGCTGCCCGAGGGCGGGGAAGGGTACCCGTGGGGTGACGAGCCCCCGCTCGCCCCGGGTCTGTTCTCGGTCCCCCCTGCCCCGGTCGAGGAACAAGCCCCCCCCGAACTGCGAGTCCTTCGGGGAAAAGCCTGATCCCCCGAGGCCCGGTCTCGATTCTCGGGGGGGTCGACAAGGTCCCGGCCTATGGGTCCGTCGTTCATCGTGCGGCGATGTCTGCTCGGGACGCGGCCGTCCGGCCCTTCGAGCGGGATATGTTCGACGCGGTCCGGCGGGTGCAAAAGGACCTGGTCGAGAAATACAAGCGGGCGATCGGGTCGGCGATCAAGGCGGACGCCGGGGGGCTCGACCTCGACGACGACGACGAGAACGAGGCCGAGATCGCGGCGGCCTACCGGACGACCTTCCCGGTCATCGACCGGACGTTCCGGGCCGGGGGGCTCGGCGGTCTGCGGAAGGCCCGGGTCGGTCTCGACTTCGACATGCGCTCCCCGGCCGCGGAGCGGTTCCTTCGGGAGCGCGGGCAACGGTTCGCCCAGCAGGTAGCCGAGACGACCTGGCGCGAGCTCAAGCGGAAGCTAACCCGCGAGATGGAGCGGGGGACCTCGGTCGAGAACCTCATCGAGATCGTCGAGACGGTTCCGGCCTTCAACCCTGCCCGGGCTGAGATGATCGCTCGGACCGAGGTCCTCGGGGCCTACAATGGCGGGCTCGAAGAGGGCTTCCGGCAGTCGGGGAACGTGACCGCGAAAGTGTGGCTTTCGGCTCTCGATGACCGGACCCGCGAGACGCATCTCGCGATGCATGACCAGACCGTCCCGGTCGGCGAGGACTTCGAATCCCCGGACGGTGGCACGACGAAGGCCCCGGGTCAGTTCGGCATCGCGGCCGAGGACATCAACTGTCGGTGCTCGATGGAAGCGATCGTCGGGGTCCCCGGGCCCGAGATCGAGGAAGTCCCCTTCGGGGTCAATGAGACCGAGGTCTTGGACTGATGCCGATCACCGACTTTCCAGAGCAGGGCGGCGACTCGCGGGTATCCTTGCAGGCCTCGCGGTATCCGCTCTTCCCCGTCGGCGAGGCGCAGGAGCTCAAGGACGAATGGCCCGAGATCTGGGATCGCGGCGGGAACATCCTCGGGGATACCCAGTTCAACCGACTGGCCCCGATGGCCCGGGACCGCAGGGTCCCCGAGACCGAGACCGAGGAAGAAGCGGTCCGGCTCCGCGAGGCATGGGCCGCAAGGCATCTCGACGACTTCCGGCTTGCGGGGGTGGTTGCCCAGATTAAATGGCTCGTTATAGGCTCAAGGGGACTGGACCATATGAGACAGGTCATCATGGACGAGAAAGAACGGCTCCGGGCGAAGAGCATCATGGATGCCCCCCTGTCCATCAAGGACGGGAAGGCATCATTCGTGATGACCTCGGATGCCCTCGATCGGCAAGGCGAAGTCGTCGAGATGGACGGATGGGAGTTTGGCAACTTCATGCGGAACCCTGTCATCCTCGACACGCACCGATACGAGAGCATCGAGGATATCGTCGGCCGGGCCGTGGGCGAGCCCCGGAGGGAGGGTTCCGGGTGGGTCGTGGACATCGAGTTCGCACCGACGGAACGGGGCAAGACGGCGAAGGAACTGGTCGAGCGAGGCATGCTCAACGCGGTCTCCGTCGGCTTTCGGTCAATGCAACGTCGGAAGGTCGGATCGGCGATCCATCACGTCAAGAAGGAGCTCCTCGAAGTGTCACTCGTCGCGATTCCCGCGAATCCCACGGCCCTTCGGGTCAAGATGAACGACGGCGAAGAGCCGCAGGAGGCAGGCATGGATCAGATGGAAGATGACAAGGGCGGCCACGACAAGGAGCCCAGGATGAAGAACGAGCAGATGATGGAACTCCGCGATCATCTGGTCGCGGCCGCGGCCCTCGTCGACGCGATGCTCGAAGGGTACGAGGAAGGCGAAGAGGAAGAGATGCCCGAGGACGAGGCCCCGATGGTCGAGGAATCGGCAAAGACGGGGGGGTCTGGACAAGAATCCGTAACCTCCGTGAATCTGGTTGAAGCACTGTCCGCGGCCATGGCCGCTATCAAGGGGAAGTAAGCGATGAGCGAAGTCGAAAAGCTCCTCGGCGACCTCGTCGCCAAGGTGAATGCCCAGGGTCAGTCCCTCGAAGGCCGGATGGCCGAGATCGAGGCCACCGTCAAGGCTAACCCCGGCATGGCCCGGAAGATTGCCTTCGGCGGGGATGCCAACACCGCGGGCAGCAAGTTCGCCGGTTTGACCTCGGGCGATGTCCAGATGCTCCACGACATCATGAAGTCCAGCGGCAAGCCGATGTCCGAGGAACTGGTCAACGCGTACGAGGCCGTCTCGAACCGCTACATCTACAACACCCCGAAGGGCGTTGATGCTATCCCATACCGCAAGAGCACTCAGAACGAGGGCGCGGCCGGGTACGGTCAGGAGCTCGTCGGCGTCCAGTACGTCTCCGAACTCTGGGATGCCGCTCGTCAGGATAGCCGCATCTTCGGTCTTATCGACACCTTCGAGATGCTGCATCCGTCGGCTTACCTGCCCGTCGTGGCCGATCTGCCCGAGCCCATCCTGTCGGCCGAGAACACGACCGATAACCAGTTCCTGAGCGGCACTGGCCGGGTCGGTTCGAACCGGGTCAGCGTCACCGCGAAGAAGATGCTCATTAACCAGATCTGGACCTACGAGCTCGAAGAGGATGCGATCATCCCCTTCCTGCCCTTCGTCCGGCAGCAGGTTGCCGCATCGCTGGCCTTCTACAGCGACTCGGTCATCCTGAACGGTGACACGACCAACGCGGCCACGGGCAACATCAACAGCGATGACGCCGACCCCGCGGATGACAAGTTCTACCTTGCCTTCGATGGTCTCCGTCACGTCGGTCTCGTGGACAACACGGCCAACAGCACCAACGCCGCGGGCTCGGTGGCTCTGAGCCAGCTTGCCGGACTCAAGGGCAAGATGCTGGACAACACCTACAAGATCGATTGGGGTCACCCGGTCCGGTCGAGCGACCTCATCTATGTCTGCGACCCGCAGACCGCGGATGCTATCGCTCAGCTTGACCAGGTCGTCACGGTCGACAAGTTCGGCCCGCAGGCTGGCGTCCTCGTCGGTCAGATCGGCAACATCCTCGGCAACCCCGTCATCTCGACGATGGCTATGGGTCTCACCGAGGCCGACGGCAAGATCTCGGCTACCGCGGCGAACAACACCAAGGGTCAGATCGTGGCGTTCAACCGCAATGCGTTCAAGGTCGGCATCCGGAAGGCTGTCACCCTCGAACTCGAGCGGATGCCCGGCATGCAGCAGTCCCGCTTGGTTGCGTCCTTCCGTCTCGGCTTCGGCCGCTACGCTCCCACGGGCGCGGCGTCCGGCATCGAGGGCGCGGGCGTGATCTACAACATCAGCCTCTAAGGGTGAGCGAGAATGCCTAAGCAGTTCGAGCAGATCGCGGCACGCGGTCAGGTTGTCCCCTTCGTGTTCGTTCAAGACGCGGTGGCGGCCAGCCAGACCGACGCGCAGATCAACATCCAAGAGGTGTCCGGCGGGATGGCATTGGCAGTTTCAGAACTGTCGATGCCGTGGGCCGGGTCGATCGTCGGAATCTCGGTCAACACGAGTGCAGCAGCGACGGCGGGTTCCCTGACCGTCGGTGTCACGCTCGACGGGACCGAGCAGACGGCCTCGACCCAGACCATCACGACGGGTCAGGCGGCGACCGCGGTCTTCAACCAAGCCTCGATGCCATTCGTCGCGGCCCAGAAGCTCGGGGTCGAGATCACGACTTCGGCCTCGTGGGATGCGGTCACCGCGGATCTCGCGGTCATCGTTTACGTCCTGCTTGATTGTCAGGGCGCGTAAGTAAGGGCCGGGGGGGTCGGGGCAACCCGGCCCCCTCGAACCACAAGAGGGGGATAGATGAACGGTCCTGTCTTCGGAGTCGCCAAGGCGGTTGACGCCCTTCCGCTTCTTCAGCGGACGGCCTCAGCCAACGGGGATATGTTCCGGTCTTACTGGACCTTGAACGACCCGCAGGAGCGGATCTATCGAGGCTTCTTCAAGGACGCGGGCGTCTTCGTCAACCAGACCGCAGGGTCCGGGAACAACCCCGGGGTCAACCAGTTCACGGTCAAGCTTCAAGGCCGGATCGACTCAGATCACGAGTGGGCCGACCTGTCGATGACCCCGATCGCGATCACGGCGAACGGTGCCGCGGCCTATTATGCCCTCTGTACCGGACCGCTCCTGCCGGAGCTCCGGATCGTAGCAACCGAGAGCGGAACTGCCGACGCGACCTTCGAGGTCCATGTCATGCTTCAGTCGGATTAGAGAAAGGATCATCCCGTGCTCAAGTGCGTTTCCAAGTACGCTTCCTCGGCGGGTCAGTTCGCCCCGGGCGACATCATCGAGGACCCTCGTCTTGAGGCGGTCCTCGTCCAGGACTCGCCCGAGTCCTTCGCCAAGGTCGAGAGCCGCGAGCAGGCGGCCGAGGTCGAGGTCATCGAGGCGGCTCCGAAGATCCGCGGATTGCGCCGGAAGGCATAACCCGTGGCGATCACCAACGGGTACGCGACCCTCGCCGAGTTGAAGGCTCGGATGGGGGTCCCGGTCTCGGACACGGCCGATGACGCGATCATGGAAGCGGTCATCGAGGCCGCGTCTCGGATGATCGACAAGTATTGCAATCGGGTCTTCTACTCGACAGCGGGCCAGGTCCGGTACTTCACCCCGGCGACCGAGGTCCTCGTCTTCACGGATGACTTGCAGTCGGTGTCCGCGATTGCCACTGACCGAAATCTTGATCGGACATGGTCGAACGTTATCCCCGCGGCCGACTTTGAGCTCGGTCCCCTGAACAACCTGTCTCTCGGGTTCCCCTATACGGAGATCCGGATGAAGCCCCTCGCGGGCGAGTCGTTCGATCTGGGAATGGAGATGGTCAAGGTTACCGGGACGTGGGGCTTTGCCTCGGTTCCCGACGCAATCAACGAGGCATGTCTCATCACGGCAGCCCGCTACTTCAAGAGAAAGGACGCCCCGTTCGGCGTTGCCGGGGGCGGCGAGGTGGGACAGTCGGTTGCACTGAGAGCGGTCGACCCGGATGCATCCGTGTTGCTCGCTCCGTTCCGGAAGATCGGTCTCGTGGATCTTGTGTGATGGCGCAGGACATACAGATCCGCGGCCTTGAGTCGATCGTGCGCAAGCTCGACTTCTCAAAGGCCGCTCCTGATGTCTTGGCCGAGTACCTCGGGGCCGCGGCCCAGGTCGTCGCGGGCGAGGCCCGCAGGCGGGCTCCCGTGGACGTCGGCCTTCTCAAGTCGAGCATCAACTACCAGATCCGCAAGGGCGAGGATACGGTCGTCGCGTCCATCGGGACGAACG